GACTTTCTCTAGACTTGTACTAGGCGGCTGAACCACACGCTCAGGCTCAATAAGTTGAAAACAAGTACCAAAAGAACTTTGATTAAAAGGCTGGAACCGGAATTCACGACTAATAAAAGCCTCGCCCTGTATAAACTTGCTAGCTTCGGCGTCTCGCAAGAACTCAGTAAAAGTTCGCTTTCTTTGCGCATCTACGTTGCACATAGGATCATCAGCCCAAGCATGGAACATACCTTCCACGATCTTGGCCCATTCACGCAACACCTCTCTGTCCATGCCTAGCGTTCTGTAGTCTGGCTGATGCACTACCCTAAAGTAATGCCCTACTATTCGATCCTTGACGGACTGCACTGCCCCTGCTGCGTAACCGTTATTTCTTACTAAATCAAGAGCTCGACCTTCAGTAAGATCCTTCTCCGGCAACATGTCTTGGTCGGCAGAATTAAGACTAGGCCGCCAAGAAGCTAGTTCTCTAGAAGTTCGATCTCCTGCAGTAAAAGCGGCAGCAAGTTTCTTCATGCCTGGCTGCACGTTCTTAGACATCCTAGTCTTTTTAGCCGGCGCAGAAGCCGGCGCAGCTAAGCCAGGCAATTCCATCTGTACGGGGTTTTGATTACTCACAGCAAGTTCCGTCATCCGTAGTCACTGAAGTAGTGCTCTCGCAAACACTTACTACGGGGCCACAACCGCAGCCTTGGTCAAAAAAAGTTCTGCCATACACTGCAACTCCTGGCGCACGACTAACCGGCACTCCTGCGATGCTTGCTGCCAGAGCAAACTCAGGGCATCTGCCATACACAGCCTTGTTAGTCACTAAGGACTGCAAGTACCGCAACCGAGTGGCACCTGTTGACTCAGAAAACCTTGTCGAACGGTCTCTCAACCTGATTTCTGACACTGAGTTGCCTAAGACATTTTCATGCACAGCATTCATTGCCTGACGAAGAACTTCGCAGGCTGTCAGTGGGGCGGGTGTTGAACTACAAGTCATTTTTGCCTTTATACCACACTTTTACTTTGCCGTCCTCATTGCTTCTCTAAATCTTAAAGCAAAAGCCTCCGGCCAGGCGGCAACTGCCTCGTCTGCGGCCTCTTCTAAACTTATCACAGGCGTGTAGGTCGGTCTTTCATCAACTATGTTGTAGATAGCCTTTGACTGACCACCTGTAGGCCTGTAGCGAATCTGTTTTTTGGTCACGTAGTACCCCTTAGCCTTAGCCTTGGCATCTGTCATGATCTGCTTAACCACATCTAGCGGAACATTACCGTACGCATCTCTAGGCGCGTTGTTCGTAGGCATAAGAAACTTGCCGTTGAACCTGGTCTCAAAAGGCTTTAGCTTACGCGCCCCACCAAAAACCTCAGCCTCTAGATAGTCGGCTTGACGATCCATGATGCCAAAAACCGTAAACGTTTGCCCTTTTGGCACTTGCGCCCCACCAAAGGCTGCGTTCTTTGTAAACGTCGTAGGCTTGTCAAAATCCTTAGTCAGCTGCATCGTCAAATTGTTCTTGCCAACTCTTGAAATGTCTGTTAAAGCCCTAGACACTGCAAACGGAACTTGAGTTTTCCCCAAGTCATCTAGCTTGCTGATAAACTCTTCTAAGTTAATCGTTCGTACTTCCATGACTTTAGCGACCTCCACGTTTTGTTAGATTCTACGGCAGTCTTAGCCGTTTAAGTCTTTTGCCATTGCAGCCCAGTCCACCCCGGCCTTTACTTCTTTTTGAGCACGAGCAACCTTGTCAACCACAACCACTTCTCTCGGCTGGTGCTGTCTAGCCCAGTCAGGCAAACTCTCCTCTTTATCCCAATCGAGACCTTCGCCTCCGATGGCAGTCAAAGCTGCAAGGTCGTAAACCAACAAGTCAATTGACTCGTTCCTAGCCTTGTAGGACTTTTTTAGCCACTTATTTGAAATAGGGTCCTGATACTCGGATGACAACTCTTCAAAGAAAAAAGCCTCGAGCTGCGAAGATATATGCAACTTCCCAGGGCCAGGCTCGGGCCTAGAAAGATCGAAAAAGAATTCGCTCTTTAGCTGATTCGTGCCTACGATCCAAAGCGGCACTGTGTCAATTTTTTGAGCCGAAGACCTCATCAAGCGCTTTGCTTTTGAAGACCCATTGCCTTTAATCAGCATCACTCTATCGGCAACGCCTACCCTTGCAGCTTTTCTCCAAAACGCATACGCATTAGCCGTTGCATCGTCTGTGCCACCTGTGTCCGTGGCAAGAATGCGGATTGTCAACTCTTGACCGTCTGCGTACTTATATTTTTTGTCAGCTAGCAAATCCAGCAACACATCAAAGTCTTCGGCAAACTCAAACGGAGAAACACGTGCCTTCTCGCCTGAACCGTCCACGCGGTTGGACTTTGTGATGTTAAACCTGTCAATAACCCAGCGCTCTCGCTTAGGCCCGTGCGCAACTATCTGAACCACAAATCGATTCTTCTGCAAATCGACTGTAGCAACCAAGAACCTGGCTTTGTCAGGCACGATCTGCAAGTCAAAAGTCGTTGCAAGTGACGCAAATGACGAAGGACTCCGCTCTTTGCCTAGCCCGATCGGAGAAAAAGGAAGCCCCCAGTCGACGTTGGTGACAGTACGCAAGCGATCAGGAGAACCCGTCTCTTCAAATTCTTCTCTCGCTATGATCATATTGTACGCCAAGGAGGACCATCGCTGAAAAGCAGCTGCTACTCCCTGCATCCAAAATGACCGATACTTTGCTTGCCGGATGTTGCCTTCACGCCACCCTTCGGCAAGCCACTGCCCAGTAAGATTTAGCTGCGTCTTTTGTGTCTCTTCTATCAGACCGCCACAATGCGGACAAACCATGTGAGCTGTTGCAGCGGACTTGACAGAACTTTCCTCTTCGTGCCAACGAAAGTACGTCATCTCCGCTCGGAACAATTCATCACAGTGAGGGCAAGACCAGTAAAACCTTTCCCTTGTGCCTTGGTTGTATAAACCTAGGATGCCGCCAGACACAGGCGGGGCTTCATGCGACCACTCGTCCGGCGCCTCCCACTCTTGGTCAACTACATCAAAACCTGGCGTAGACTCGGCAACAATCATGCCAGCCGACATAAACGACTGTGTTCGTTTTTTGCCTAGTGCAAACGGATCACCTTCGCCGCCTACGTCCTGAGGCATTCGATCCAAGTCAGACAGGACAATACGCTTAAGGTTTTTTGAAGCCAGCTGAGACACCGTCGGCCAACCTAGTGTAATCAAAGCCCCCGACTTCATCTGTTTGTCCAACAGGTTGTCTGTCTCGCCACCTGCAAGCTGTGAATTTAACGCCGGTGAATTTCTCAGCAAACGATCGAGACGCCTCTTTGAAAAATCCCTAGCTGAATTCTGTGACGGCATGACCAAGGTACAGTCAGAAGGATCTACAGCAATGGAGTAACTGATTAGCCCTTCGGCAAGTGCGGCCGTCTTGCCTGACTGTGCAACGCCTACGAACACGACAGCTTCGTGCAAACGGCTTGTCATCGCATTCATCGGCTCCTTCATGTAAGGGGCAATTTCTGCGGACCAAGGGCCTTCGTAGCCACCCGGGGTGGACACTCGCATGTGTTTTTGACAAGCCTCGACCACGGACAATCGCTGTGGTGGCTTAACTCGACGGACAACCTCTTGCCAAATACGGTCACCGCTCTGCAAATTATTGGTTGAATTAAGATCCCAATAGTCAAGAAGTTTTGGCAACAACTTTGCGCTCCTTTTTGGCTCTCACAGCTCTTTCTGCGTTATTGGGGCGACCTCTTTTTGGCATCGGAGAAGCCTCGTCTTCGTAGTCTATTTCAACTAGCTTTTCGTGCAAAGAATCACGAGCTTGGTCCACCGTACGACGGAGCTCATCGACAACGACCGGATCCAAAGCTAGTTTTCGCTCTAAGACATCCGGCAACGTGTCAAAAAACGTGATCACGACGTTCACAAATTCGCTAAGAGCTTTTCGATGAACATCGGCACGAATCAGCTTACTCTCAGCCACAGCCATCTTTAGATCTTCATTTCTGATCTGTCGGTGCAACCGCTCTAATTTGGCTTCTTCTAGTGGGCTTGTTGCCATCTGTCTTTTCTCCTAGTTCTTGCTCTAGATTCTACACGGTAAACTATCACAGACACTTCTAGGCCTTAAGAAGTCTCGTTTCTTACAATTCAGAAGTCAAAAAGTCCATCCGCGGCTGAATATCCC